CTATAACTCTTTCTTATTTCCTTCTTTTAATTGAATTAATGTATCCTGTAATGTTTGTGGAATTGGCAAACCCAATCCCACACAATTTTCTAATAAACTAGTTCCTTCATTTGTTATATAAAAATAGGCTATTAAAGTACGAAATATCCATGTTTCCGCATTTAATAACCTATCTAATAATACTCCAACTATTAAAACTACTAATATCAATGACTTTCTTGCTATTCCAATAAGCTAAATATAACAGTCCACACAAGGCTTGCTTTTACTTCTCTTCTGCTTGCACTCAGTTTTCTTACATCCCTTTCCCATGTACTATCTCCACACATTAGATAATGATTCCCCACCTTGCTAACATCTTATAAAAAATGAAATGCCCACTTGTCGACAAGATAAAAATTCCGTCGGCAAATGGGCGGCAGGCGGCAATTTGTCGCCTTAAAAAATCCTTATAAATGACTCTATTTCTTAACTAACTTAACCACAGTCTCCGCATGTGTGTAGACAAGCCATTAATACAATTTGGCAAATATTTCTTGGCGACCCCCTAGGTCTTTTTATAACAAGCGGAGGATAAAACTAAAATTGAGGCAAATACTCAATTTGCAATCCCCATCTTGCTATCTTTTTTAGTCTAGTATATCGCAAAATATTCCAACTATGCCCCCCTATATGCCTATTCTTCTTCATCTCCAAGTAGTAATTATTTAAGCCACTTAATACCTAAAGACTTAAATTCTTTTCCGCAGTATTAACACTTTAACTCAAATGCTTTGCAATGTGTTTTGTCCCACAATCTCTTACATTCCATGGAGCAGTATCTTCTTTTTCTTCCTGTAGCATTCTGCTTAATTTATTTGCCGCATTGGAGACAAAGTATATACATGAATCCTTCCTGCATTAACATCTTATGCTGCCTTGCTATCTCTTCACTAAATCCATCTAGTCCATGCTTTCTGTAATATCCTCTTACTGAATCTCTTGATAATCTGATTTCATTTGCTATCTGTTTATATCCTATCCCTTGCTAACGCATCCGGATAATTTAATTACAGTTCACTCAAAACTTTATATAAACTACTAATTTCATTTCTAAATAGCGCTCTCTTATTGTGATCATCTAATCCCGACTCATCAATATAATACAAACAAGCATCTGGAACTACTTCCATGAATTTTTCATTAAAACTAGGATAATACTTTTCTAATAAATTTACATGCTCTGCATAACCTCTTTCTGATAGTTCATAATGTTCATCTTGAGTAATTATGTAATTTAGAAAATCTTTCATATATTGAATTAGATTATTTTTACATAACAATGCTTTCTCTTTGCTCATCCTTTAAATTACCTTATCTCAACTTAGCAATTCTTCTTTATGCTTCTCTAGCTTTCTTTAAAATATTCTTTATATCCATATATCCTAATACATTATGAATCAAATCCTTTTCAAGTACATATCTAAATCTCTGACAAATTTCATCAACTCTATTCACAAGTTCTTCTATTATATTAAGTAACTTTTTATTATTAGATTCAGATGTAACATTAACAATGCAATCTTTAAAAATTTCATCAGGAATTGCATATGATTTACTATGTGGTTGAAACTTAGCACTAATCATTTTGCCATTTGTTAACAACCTAATATAGCCAATACTTTTATTTGTCCCATTAATTTTTTTAGTAATTTTGTAAACAGGTATTTCAAATATTAATACTGTTTTTAATTCAAGTGGTTTTAAAATATTTTCTTTTAATATACCATCACAAATAATTCCTGCTTTAATTTCTATTGTCTTTATAAACTTCTCTTTCAACTCTGATTTATACTCTCTTGAATACATCCACCTATCACCATATTCTTTTTTAAAATCAGTTAATACCTTATATAACTCATCTTTGCCAACAAGAGATTTATATTTAGCATACTCTTTTTTATCATCAAATGCATTCTCTAATTCAGTTTCTCTATCCTGTTCAATATACGCCAAAGCATTCTTTAGATTTTCAATATATGCCGAAAAACTTGGCATTATCATATTACATGTGAATTTATTTTCTTTTTTTCGTTTACTCCCCTTATCTAACTCCGTATCTTCTTCCTCCTCAAGTCTTAAGTCTATTGTATTTAATTTAATGAATGGTGTTCCATTAATATTACAACTTCCTAGGTTTATTCCATATTCCTTAAATATATTTTTAGCAGAATCAACCCGATAGGTTAATAATTCATACATTTTTTCTTTACCTTTTAACACTTTTCCTCTTTGGTATGGGCGCAATGCTTCTTCTGGTATTTTATATGAATCTATTTCAAATTCACACAAAATCAAATCCTCACAAAATGACAAATCCATCCTATATCTTTTGCTTTTATCAAGTTCGTGGACAATATCTTTTAATTTTTCACGAATTTTATTATTTAACTCTTTATCAAACAAACTTGTATTTTCAATAATTATTTTCATTTCTATTCCTTACCTTACGTTTCTAATTTTTGTGAAAATTCTAAAATTTCTTTGAAAAAATCTGATTTACTATAGAGTTTTTCAACATATTCACAATAATTTAAAATAAGCTTTTTTTCATTGTCACTTACTCCTGACACAGTACGCAAATCATTGATGTACATGGAAATATCATTAATATATTCCCAATTATCCATATGATTCTTTATTTCTTCTTGCATTTTTTGTTTCTTTATCAATTCTTCTTTTTCCATACGTATTCGTTCTTCACGAATCTCATCTTCTTCCCATTGTTTAATTTGTTTTTTCCTGGCTTCTTCTTGCTTTTCTCTTTCTTGATCTATAATGATCTTTTTTGATATTGCATCATCCCTTAATCTCCAAAATAAATCTGATAATTCACTTTCCACAACATCTGAGTTATGAATCTCTATAGCCTGTAATAATTCCCATTTATTATTTTTATCTTTATGTTCAGCAAAAACTTCAAAACACAAATGACCATTATACTCTAACTCGTATAAAGGACTCATTTTTCTATTATCTGTTTTTATCCTATTTCTTAACTTAACTTGCTTTTCATATAATTTACATCTATATCTACTATTTAATAATGTAACCATAGTATTATCATCATCTTCCATGTTATCAACATATACATTGCCACCAATTTTAGAGATGCAATTTATAAAAGCATTCATAAATTTATACGCTTTAGTTCTTATCTTTTCTGAGGTATCTATACTCATTACAATTGTTTTTCTTCCATCTATGTAAGGTGTACTTTTCCCTTCCATCCTCCATCTTACTCCAAAAGGCAGATTTTTCAAATACTCTTTCTTAGTGATATCCTTTCTGTTATTCATTTCACGATTATGTGCTTCAATCATACTACAAAAATTCGTTTCAGTTAAAGTGGTATTAATCTTTTTAACCCATGAGCTAAATTCTGTTTCATCATATATATCTATTTCACTGCTTTTCATCAAAACCACCACCTTTTTCAAAACAAAAACCTGCACGGTATAGTCCATCTATTAATCCTTCAATTTTCTCTTCATTATCAATTTTCTCCGGAATTAAATATCTTGCTTTGCTGTCCTGTACAATAGTCGCTAACCCTTGCATAAAAACTCCAACTGTTGGATAATCGTAAATACTCATATATTCATGTCTACTATCTTCATCAAATATTCTTCTATAATTTTTCCAAGAATCAATATTATTAAGATGAATTCCCACAATAAAACTTCTTATTGAAGATAAAGCATTAATTGTCTCTTCCATTTTTTCCTTCAAAATATTTTTTCTATTACTATCGTTGAAATCCACTGATAATTTTAATCTTAAATTTAATTCTTTACAGCTATTGTGTAACTTAAGAATGTCATCTATAGATGAAAATAAAAATTCTTTTCCTTTACTTCCTTTTATATTTCCATTTATTATAGCTATTTTAGTCTTAGTAAATCTAAATAAACCTTTCTCAAACGCTTGGTAATTATCAAAAAAATCTTCCTTACTATACCCTACTGTTTTATATGGAGATTGAAATTCTACAAGACTAGGTGCTCCATATCGCTTAAAGCTGCTTTGTAAATTTTCTATTAAAGATTTTAAGGACTTTTTCTCTTTCCATATTTCATCATTATTTTTTGCATAAGATATCCTTACTATATAGTTTTCTCCTGGGTCTTTCGTAATTAATCCATTGACAGTTTCAATATATTTACCAGCAGCTACTATTTCAGCTGGATAATTAATATTAGAAATCTGAACTGGTATAAACACACACTTTCTTTTTGATAACTTTACTCTATTTGAGTCAAGAGAAAGTTGAACATATTCCGGCCAATAATCCAGATCTTTTATTTCATCTTTTAACCAGCAATACATTATCAGCATTTCAAGTTCACCCTTATGATCCTTTATAAACTCTCTATGCTCATTTCTATGGTAAATATCATTAATATCAAATGGGTTTTCTTGATATCTATAGTCATACTTATTTATATGATAAAAAGTCTCCGTTTCTCTATCATATTCCGTAACCACATAAGTTTCGTAGTAATGGTATGCAACCTCACTTGCATAATTCAATAAATTCACATGATATTTTCTATATACGCTCTTTACCCAATCCACTATTGCATTATCAAGTTCCTTCATTTCTGAAATTGATGGACATTCATTTTGAACTTGTTTATATTCTTGAGCCATTAAAGATAACTTTGAAAATAACATTTCATTCATTGGAATATTTAACTTTTTTTCAATAACATATTCAGCAACCTTTTTATAATCTTCTTCCTTATAAAATAATTCACTGTCTTTCATTTCTTCATAAGCTTTAGTAACATATTTATCTAATCTCATTTTTTTGTCAAAATAATATGAAATTATATAGTCATGTGTTTGCGGATAATTTTTTTGAATACCATTCTTAAACTTGTTTACTGTTTGCTGAGTTTTTGCCATTTCATAATCGTAATCCTCTAAGTTCAAATAATTATTAAAATAATCAGTTACATACTTAATAATACTCGCCATGTTCTCTGAATGTTTCTTAAAGTCAAATTCATCAATTTTATCTTCCTTTTTTCTCTTTGCAATATACTCTTCCAATTTAAACATTTTTATTCTCCATTTCTTTTATACAATCAAAATACATATAATATTTTAATTATAGCATTATCTTCTCCTTTGTATTCAAAACAGAAAAAAAGACTGACCATGATAAAATTTACCACAACCAGTCTCTTAATATATTATTCAATTACAACCTCTATCTCAGTTCCATCAAGCAAGCTTACAATAATCTTCTCTCCTTCAAACACAGTCATCTTCTCTATTATCTTTAAAAATAAATTTACATCAAATTCTTTAATTTGTTCTGCTTCTTTAATAATTTTTATAAACTGCTTTGACCTATACCTTACCAAAATATTCTCACTACTAATTCCCTTCTCCCACTTCTCCATAAAATAATCCTTATTTTCAATAATAGCATTGAAAGTATTTATAAACGTCTGGTATAAAACCTTATCATCAATGTGTTTATTTTGACAGCCTTTTTCACCTTTTACTTTATATCTATTACTACACATCCAAACTTTTCTTCTGAAATCTTCATTTGTGGAATGCCATGTTTTTCTTCCAAATACTCCTCTACAGCATCCACATATAACTCTTCCTGCAAAAGGATTATCTAATGTTGCATAGTCTAATTTAAATACACCATAAGTTTCAGCAAATACCCGCCTTCTTTCCATTTCCAACTGTACTGCTTCCCACATTTCTTTATATATAATTGCTGGATGACTTTCCTCTACATAGTATTGGGGAACTTCACCATTATTATCTACCCTTTTCTTAGTAAGAAAATCTACTGTATAAGTCTTTTGAAGCAAGGCATCTCCTTTATATTTTTCATTAGTTAATATTCCTCTTATGGTACTCTCATACCATTTAGCTTTACCATTCCAGCCTTTAACCCTGTCCTCTTCAAGTTCCCTTGCAATTCTATTTGAACCTTTTCCATCGAGGTAATCCTTATAAATTCTTCTTACTATCTTGGCTTGTTTTTCATCTATTATTAAGTTTCCTTCTTCATCCTTATCATAACCTAAAAACTTTTTATGGTTTACCACTACTTTTCCTTGTTCAAATTTTCTTCTAATTCCCCAAGTGGAGTTTTCGCTAATGCTCCTTGACTCATCTTGTGCCAATGAACTTAAAATAGTAAGTAAAACTTCTCCTTTTGAATCTAATGTGTTTATATTTTCTTTTTCAAAAATAACACCAATACCAAGTTCTTTAAGTGTTCTTACATAATTCAAAGTATCAAGAGTATTTCTTGCAAATCTACTTATAGATTTGGTTATTATCATATGAATTTTTCCAGCCTTACAATCTTCTATCATTTTATTGAACTGTTCTCTCTTTTTAGTATTTGTTCCTGAAATACCTCCATCTGCGTAAATACCAGCACATTCATAATCTGGATGCCCGTTTATATAATTAGTGTAATAGTTCACCTGTGCTTCATAACTTGATAACTGTTCTAATTGGTCTGTTGATACTCTGCAATATGCCGCCATTTTCTTTTTCTGCTGCTGTACTTGCTCCGCTAAATTGCTCCTGTTTGCTCTTGCAGGTATAACTGTAATGTTTCTTGCCATCCTTGACTTCCTCCCTTACAATAATTTCTTCCTTTATATTAAGCTTGCTTACAGTCTCATTATCTATCCTTGTTCCTTCACAAGCACCTTTCCCATTTCTAATATAATTACTACATTGCCAAACAATCTTTTTACAGTTAAATTTACTATTCCAAGTTCTTCTAATTAAACTTGATCCACACTTACTGCAATATAGCATTCCTGTCAGTGGATATCTTCTTTTATATTTATCTGTATCTCCTTGAATATTTCCTTTTTCTTCAGCTCTTCTTTTTATGTTCTCTTGAACTTGTTCCCACATTTCTCTTGTAATTATTGGTGAGTGGTTATCTTCAATATAATAACTATCAATCTGCCCATTATTTTTTACCTTGGTTTTAGTTAAATGATTTGGTGTATAATATTTTTGAAGAATAGCATCTCCTCTATATTTTTCATTCTTCAATATTTTTAAAATAGTTGTATCACTCCACTTTCCACCTACTGCTGTAGGAATTCCTTCCTTTTCAAGTTCTTTGGCTATTGTAAAACTTCCTTTTCCGCTCAAATATTCTTCAAATATTCTTCTAACTACTTTTGCTTCTCTTTGATTTATAACTAACTCTCCATATTGATTTTTATCATAACCTAGAAATCTTTTTTCATTTATTACAAGTTCACCTCTCTGAAATTTCTGCTTAAACCTCCAGTTAATATTATCACTTATATTCTTGCTTTCTTCCTGCGCAAAAGAAGAAAGGATGGTAAGCATAAGCTCTCCATCCCCTGATAAAGTGTCTATATTTTCTTTTTCAAATCTAACTTCTACACCTATATCTTTTAATTCTCTTACTGTTTGTAACATTATTGCTGTGTTTCTTGCAAACCTTGAAATTGATTTTGTTATTATTAAGTCTATACTACCATTCCTGCAAAGCCCCAACATTCTTTGAAACTCTGGTCTGTTTTCAGTAGTTCCTGTGATTCCTCTATCTGCAAAAATTCCAATAAACTCATACTCTGTATTACTTGATATGATGTTTTCATAGTACTGAATTTGGTTTTCTAACGATTCGCCTTGACTTAAACTATCTGTTGAAACTCTTGCATAAGCACATACTTTTTTCTTCCTTTTATTATTCACTGTTGGTTTTATAATAGTTACTCTCATAAGGTTCTCCTTTCTACCAAATATGTACTACTATACATCACTCTTAGCTTGAAGGAAGTCAAGATATTATCTATAATTATATACACTACTTATTAAAACAAAAAGGTCGTAAAAATCATATTCACACCTCTAATCAAATAAATACGTATACTTTTAATAGAGATATCAATTTTTACTCCCCCATTAACATATTAATATTATTACTTATATATATTTTCAAAGTAAGATCTTTTTTTCTTATTTTGTTCTTCATCTATAACTTTTTCTTTAAGCTTTTTCATATTTATTTCTTGTTCTGCTTTTTTTCTATTACTTTCAATCTCATTCTTTAGAGAATTAATTTTATCATAAATTTCTTTGCACCAATTTCCTTTCTCTACCCACTTTAATTTTGAATAACGTTTTACAAAATCACCATCTTCATCCCAATTGATATATTCATTTGATATTATCGATTCAGCAACCTTTAATTCCTTCTCATTATGAACTAGTGTTATTGTAATTATCCAATCTGCCCATTGTGAAATATCTAGTTTAATACCATCCAGTAGTAGCGTTCTATTTAAAGCTGTAAAGACGCCTTGCTCATAAAGATCATTATTCTTTATTTTTAGATTAATTTCTTCACCATATTTAGCTACATAAAATAGTGTGTTTAAATCTATTTCATCATTCACAGATTCTATAATCTCTATATTAGTTTTTCTATTTTCTTTTCTTAATATAAATTTTCTTATATTTAACATTTAATATCTCCCTAAAATTAATTTTATTAGTGCTATAAATACTTACATTCAATGTTATATTTTATGAAGGTTCTCATGCTAAATATGATTTTTATCACTGGAATTATTTATTAAAAATTATAATTTCCGCATCAAAGCCTGCTGCCTTTAACTTCCGTATCTGGTTTTCAGCATTTTCTCTTATCAAATAGGAACCAACCATTACTCTATAGCGAGTTTGACCATTTTCTGCTTGAGTTGGTGCTGAAGTTTCAACATAATCAACTCCTACTTGTGCTAAGATTGCTTTTGAAATAACTTTAATTATTTCGTTTTTCTTAGTATCAAACAACCTATTATCTTTTGAATTATCAATAAATCCAACCTCAATTAAAACTGCTGATGATTTTGTTTCTCTTAATACATGATAATTAGCTTCCTTTATTCCTCTATCTGTAAATCCTAAATCTACTAGTGATTTTTGTACCACCTGAGCTAATCTTTTAGCTTTTGCTCCTGCATTTAAATATGTGTAAACTTCAACTCCTTCTGCTTTTTCAGGTTTATAAGCGTTTCTATGAAATGATATAAAATAATCATAAGTATTCTTATTTTCAAAAGCACTTCTATTAGTAAGACTTACTGTAGTATCTGAAGTTCTTGTTTCATCAACAGTAACGCTATGCCTTCTTACTTCTGAAGCTACTGCTCTACCTATACTTAATACATCATTACTTTCTTTTCTTCCATTGTAGCAAGCCCCTGGATCTTCTCCACCATGTCCATAGTCAAAACATAATCTATTCATCATCCTTAGCCTCCCTATTTAACTGCCCTAAAATATCTTTTAACTTTTGTGGTATTGGTAAACCTATCTTAGCTGAATTCTCTATAATGCTTATCCCTTCATTGGAAATGTAGAAAAAAATAACAGCAGTACGAATCGCACTACCGTTTTTGAGCAAATGAACATCTATTATATTTCCTATCCCTACAAAAGTAAAAATTAATACTTTTTTAAAAATACCTCTAAATCCAACTTCACTAGATAGCTTTCTTTCCAGCACAGCTACCATTAAACCTGTTAAATAATCAATTATAACAAAGGTAATCAGTGCATACATAAATCCATCACATCCTCCTAAAAGCCATCCAAAATATCCTCCAATGGTAGTAAATATTAATTGAAATGTATTAATAATATTTTTCATTCTCTTTTCCCTCCATAGTTATTCAATTTAATGTTTTGGCATCCTTAGTGCTTCAACATACTCACAGGTAAAATCATATTGTATTTTCATAGTATTAGTAGGTACTTTTGTCACTGTTTCTGGTAAAAGTGTATGTGCTGAAGCTGGTATTATATATTCTTGCTTTAATTCCCCATAGGAATTACTTGTATATGTGAACATTGTTGATGTGCTATTATCCCATGCTATACTTTTATAATCTTTTAAGTTTGAATTTAAATTACCATATACACTTAAATCATCATTTAACTGCATACTTAAACTATTATTTATAACTACTATAAATTTATTATTAGTTATCTTTGTTATAGGAAAATTATAAATATATTCTTGATATATATCTGATTTTTCTCTAAATGTTCCATCTTTATCGTATTTAGCTATGCACCCTTTTGCCAAGTTCCCTGAAGATTCCTTATACCCACTATAAGATATATAAATACTTGCTTCATCTACTGCTATATCAAAAAACTGTAGCGAACGTGGTATATCATTGGTTATCACACTACTTTTTAAATAAGTATTTAAAACCTTAAAATCTTTATCAAACTTTTTAAATGCACCAGTACTTAATAAACTCCAAAAATTCACCCCATCATATGCTATAGCTATTGATGTATCTGATAGAGTTATATTACTCTTCTTCTCATAAGTTATCTTGTCATATACATATATAATTGTTGAGCTAACCTTCAGTACATACAGATTGGTTTCATCTGTACATATATTATAATTAGGTAAAGAAGTACCATAAGTACCTTTTTCTAAAGTCTGTTTAGTATACGTGTAATTCAATTTTGGATTTGTAGGTGTATTAACTGGAACTCCTCCTGACCAATATATACTTCTAAATGTTCCGTTTGCTGCATTTGTTGGAAAGTCTATAACATAGTGCATAGTATCTATTGTTCTTATAGTTTCCGCTTGATTTACAGTTCCCCGTAAATTATCACTTCCACTATAAGGAGTAAGACAATCCGCATATCCTACAAGGCTTCCCCATGAAAAATAATCATATGAATCTTCTGCAATATCTCCTGTTGTAAGTGCTATCATTCTAAAAGGTAATGATGTATATATGCTGTATAAAGTATTATTTAATTTATTATCAAGAATTGGATAATAAAAACCATCAAGATAAGCTATATTGCCAAAAATTGCTGATATTCTGTTTTCACTTTTAGCTTCATATGTTTGCTTTCCTGTTAGTGAATCAAATAATTTTATTGTTGCTGTTCCTGTATAAGGTACAATTGCTTTCTTTTTTAATATTTCAGTATTTGTCCCATTTATAAAGTCTTTACTATATGCTAGGCTCTCTCTATAGTTCATTTCTGCACCTCCTCTTATATTTTTATTCCATAGTTATATTTACTTCTGTGAAGATTTCCTTTTCTCCAATTATTTCTGTTGTATCGAAACCTATGCTACTAGTAAATAACTTTGTACTTGTCTCTTGTAAGTTTATATCTCTAAAATAATGATTAACTTTATTAATATATAGCTTATTAATATCAATGATTTCTATTTTTTCAAAACACTCTGCATGAGCTGGCTCTGCACTTAATCCACCTTGAAGATTTCTTCCATCTATCATACATTGCATATTATATATAGGTATGGTTACTGTTCCTGTATCAACCTTTAAATATATTCCTACATAATGTGCTCCTTGATTTACTTGTGGTATTCCTAATGGTATCCCTATAACATTATCACCTTGTTTCAGTTTTTGCTTAGGCTTGAATACTATTTCGACATTATCTAACTCTATCTTAATTGTCAAAGTACATTCACTACTTGCATTACAGCTTATTGCTAAATTTAAAGATAAATTAGTATTTGCTACTGCACTTACCCCTAAATACATAGGCTGAATTTCTGTAGTACTAATATTTAGTATTATTGGATTGGCGTAGTACATCATAGAAGTTAATACCTTAGCAACTTGATTTCCTAACTCATCTGTAGCTGTTTTTATTATTGCTGATGGATCTATTGATTTCAGAAAATTACCTAGTGGCTGTCCTAATTCTACTTTTGTATTGATGCCAGTAAGTAAATCTTTTTTTACTTTTATAACTTTCACCTTAACATCAATATTAAACTCTCTATGTCTAACAGTTACAATGTCACCTATATTTACTTTCTCTAAATCTTTAAATTTTGAATACTCATTACTTTTGCTTAATTCAATAAAATCAACTTGTATATTAATTGAACTTAATCCTATTGTTTCAGCTAACTCTGATGCCATTTTTCTTAATGTAACTTCATCTGCTGCTTCCTTTAATTCAACTTTCTTTATTATAGGAAATGGTGGGTATAAGTCGCTATCCCAATTGAGTACATTAATATACTTTTCAGTAAGCTTTATTCCATTAGCTCCTTTAGGATATAATTTTGTAACCACATTAGTAGTATCTATAGTTATTTTTAACCCATTAATATTCTTACCATATTTGATAAGTACACCGTTATCTTTTCCCCTCTGCTTTAGTATTTTTATATCATAATTGTCTCTAATTAATTCACCTTGTCCCCATCTATCTATTATCTTAAACATAGCTTCAGCAGGACTCATCTCTACCATATATAAAGTATTGGCAATAATAATATCACTATCAACAGTATATATTGTAGGTAAATCGCTTATCATAGCTTTTTGCATCGCTGTTTTTACTGAAGCATTTGTTGGTCTTTCATCCTCAATAAAATAGTTAGCTAAATCATAATATATATGATTTGCATATACCTTTATTCTTTTATCTATATCTTGTACTTTTTCAACTTTATAAATTCTAAATAATTGTTCATCAGCTTTTATTATGTTGAACTCTTTAAAGTATATTGATTTCTTTGAATTTGCCGGATATTCAATTTCTAAATAATATTGACCATTTAACTCTTCTGTAACTTCACCTACAATTAATTCATTTAAAACTCCAAGTCCATTATTATCAAAATTACCTTTAATGGTTTTCTTATCATATATGCATATCAATTATAGCCACCTCCAATTTGGAATTACTTCCACCTTGGAAACTACTCCTGTCCATGATATGTTATTTTCCCCTACTTCTAAAATAGGAAATTCACCACTCATCTTATTATTTAAATTATCTACTGCTTCGTTATAACAATTTTGCTGAACTGTATCTAAAATAATATGGTCTTTAACATCTTTTAGCTTTATAATTTCTGAATTAATAGTAAAACTAATATCCCCACTGCCAAATATCTTAATTACGGGTTCTGAATATATACTTCCTGGATTGATTAGGCTTTCGTGTTCTGTTACCTCAATAATGTTACTTTCAGTTTCATACTTAAAAGGTCTGCAATTAAAAACTATAACAAATTGTGAAATATACTTTAGAACTTGTGTGAAATCTATTACATTAACTACTTGAGCAATATATTTTTTATTATTTTGATTACTAAAAATTAAATCGCTTTCTCCATTTGATAATAACCATTTTTTTATTTCATCTATTTTATCTGGCAATATTGAATCTTTAATTGAACACTCCACACTAATAGTAATATCCTCATAAGTATTTTCATCAAATCTAAAGCTTGAACTCTTACCTGGAATAACAACATTAGTGATTCTTCTTTCTGGAGATGGTATAGATGGTCTTTTAGAAATATATATTCCATAATCTGAAAAGCTATTTTTACCTCTAAAATTAAAACTAAACATCTATTCTCCACCTCTTCCAATAGTGATTCTCTGCCTATAAAATTCTAATTCATACGCAAGCTGCTCTATATCTTTTTCTGTATTATTAATAAAATTTTCTATTTTAATTATAAATCCATTTGGACTATTAGATTCTTTGCTCTGCCTTGAATTTCCGTTATTTGGTGCTGATGTATTTTGTAAACTGGTACTTACATTCATATCTAAAGATAATTTATTTATAGCATCAGTAACTACACTTTTACTTTTATTTATCCCATCTGCAAGTCCTGACATAAAATCTGGCATCCAGCTTTCATAATCAGTAAGTGGTCCTACATCCGGAACTGAAAAATGCAGATAACTTCTTATTGTATCTGCAACATCACTTACTGCATCTTTTACTTTTCCAATAGATGATTTAATTCCTTTAACTATACCATTAACAAAATCTGCACCATACTCCCACGCCTTACTTGGTAGACTCGCTAGAAACTTTAAAGCACTATTTATTCCTGTTTCTATGGCAGTTTTGACATTACCTATTGTACTTGATATTCCATCTTTCATTTTTATAAACATACTTGATCCATAATTATATAGTTTAGCTGGCAGCTCTGAAAACCAAGTTAATATACTGTTCCATATATTAATCACACTTTCTTTTATGTTATTACAAAGATTTATTACTGTCTCCTTTAACTTAGTCCATGCATTTAATGCTACATTTTTTATAGTTTCAAATATATTAGTTAATGAAGTTTTTATATTATTCCATATATTTTCTATATCAGTTTTTAATTTAGTAAAATTTCCTGTAACTATGTCAAGAACTATAAGAACAAAACCTAAAACAATATTTTTTATAATTTCCCATGCATTTTGAAAAATAGTCTTATAAAATTCTAAGGCTGGCTCCAAAAAGCTTTTTATATTTTCTAATCCTAAATTTATTGTATTCTTTAAATTCTCCCATGCATTTACTGTAGCCGTTTTTACATTTTCCCATGCCATTGAAATAGATTCTTTTATATTTTCAAATGTTAAAACTATATTATTCCATAATTCCTGTGCCTTAACTTTTATTGTATCCCAGTTACTATATAAAGCTATTCCTATAGCAACTAATCCAGCAATTACAGCTATTGCAATTCCTACTGGTCCTGTTAGAAGTGTCATTGCACCACCAGCAGCTCCAATAGCAGAACTTATACTTCCAAATACACTTATTATAGAGCTACCAACAGTTATCATATTACCTACCAAAGAAAGTACCGGTCCTACAGCAGCAGCTAATGCTGCAATTACAATTATTATTTTTTGCATACCTGGATCTAAATTTCCAAAGGCTTGTATCCATTCATTTATTTTTATAATTATAGGTGTAATAACTGGTAGTAAATTTTGTCCCATTGTTGCACCTAATTCTTTTAAGCTTTCTTGGAATATTCTCATTTGATTAGCAGTTCCACCGCTTGTTCGCTCAAAATCTCCATGAGCATTCTTTGTCTTTTCTAAAACATAGTTATATCTTAATTGTACCTTTTCTGCTTCTGTCATACTTTGAGTTTTCTTATCAATGCCTTTACTATATGCATATTGTTGAAGGTTTGCATCAGTCATAACTACACCTAGCATTTTTAAACTTTCAGTTTCTCCTGTAAATATTCCATTAAGTGCTTGTTCAGCCTGCTTTATATCAATATTTTTAAAGCTTGATAAATCTCCAGCTAAACCAACTAAAGACATTGACATTTTTGCTGCTTCATCTTGAGTCAGCCCCATACTTGTTGCCATATCACCATAAAGTGCCGCCATATCAAGGGCTGTTCCTTTAGCAAGTCCATAACTTTTAAGTGTTGTACTAGACCAATCTTTTACTTTATTATTTACATTTCCAAATGCGACTTCAACTTTATTCAAACTTTCATTCATATCTGATGCTAATTTTACACTTGCTGTACCTGCAGCAACTAATGGTGCTGTTACTCCTATTGAGAGTTTATTACCTACACCTGATAAACCCTCTCCAACAGTTTTCATTTTATTCCCTACACCTTCAAGGTTTTTGCTTAATGAATTCCATTTATTACTTTGAGTATCTATTTCTTTATTAGTTTTTGAAAGTTCAGTTTCCATTTGTGAGAGAGTTTGCTTTGCTTTATTTAGCTTTATTTCAAGAGCTTGAGTTGCTTCGCTATCTTTTCCTTTTACTTGTGCACTTTTACTATACGCCTGCTCTAATGCACTTACTTTTTGTTTTTGAAGCTCCATTTGTTTGGCAAGATTTTCTGACTTTATCTTTAACCCATCAAGCCCTTTTGCATTTTCTCCAAGTGCTGAAGTATTAGCTTTAAATTCACTATCTAAAACTCTAAGATTTCTATTTATGCTGCTTATCCCATTTTGAAATCCACTTGAATCAAGACCTATTTTGACTGCTAAACTTCCTAGCTCTTCTGCCATACTCTCTCACCACCTTTTATAGTATATTTAAGACTGTATCTAAATTTTTGTTATATTCTTTAATTGCTCTGTAAATTAAAATATCAAAATAAAAAAATATATCCATTTCATCAACATCGTTTAATGTCCACCCTTGCTCTAAAAGATTTGAATATATTTCTTTAATAAAATCAAGCGGAGATAGCTTTTCTTCTGCTTCTCCGCTTAATTTTTTGGGAACTCATTTAATTTGTCTGTCATTGTTCCTACTATTCCATTTATACTACTATTCAGAGTTTCAATAAGTTTGTCTGCATCAAGCTCATCATAGAATTCATCTCTAGTAAACTGATTTCCATATAAATCAACAACAAAATCAATTAATTCATCTAAATCTTTTGTCTTTAAATTATTGAAATCTATTTTTTCATTTACTTCAACAGCTTTTCTAAGCATTCTTGTTTTTACTTTTGGCATTACATAAGTTCTATCATTTAAAACTATATCCATTAATTACCCCTCCTGACTTTCTTGAGTTACTGCCTTTTCATATACTTTGGTAAACCAAGTAGATCCACCTTTAAAACCACTATCTTCATCAGCAGTATACTTCCACCTTCCATCTGCTCTTGTTAAAAATGTTCCTTTAAGTTTTGGTGTTTGGAATTTTGTTTTATCTTCCTGAGTTGAATGTTCTTCTTCTGGCTCACTAAATTTTCCTTTAAGAAGCCATGCATATCTGTATTTACCATTTGCTTTCTTTACTTTAAATCCAAGTGCTACATAAGGTGCTATATCATTTGCTTCATAACACATTACTTTGGTTTCCGCATCTAAATTATGCCCTAAAAGTGCTGATTGAATCTCTAGTGGCAAATCCTGAGTTTCTATTTCTACTTCAACTTCTCCTAAACTTGATACTGTTTCTACAGCTCTATTATCAGCATATAAAGTATCTGAATTACTCTTTGGATTGATTTTTACATTTATAGCTGGTGAAATAAATGCTGGTATTTCATAATCTGGTGTGGTTTCATCATTTAATATTGCATATACTAAATTTTCTACTCCTACTGGTGCACTATTAACAACCCCTGACATATACTAATTCCTCCCCTCAATATTCATATTAAATCGCATTGTTTTATGATAAATTTTAGTATCTTCTTCAAATAAATCAGCCGCAGAACTTCTTATAAATCCTGCGGCTTTCATCTTATCTTCTATATCTTTTACTATTTGTGTATAATCTTTTTTACTCCATAAATCTACTTGGATATAGTATCCTGTTACCTTTTCTTCATTATCAGCATATTGTTCACCTTTCTCTAAATAATTAAAGAAGGTTATATATGTGTTTTCTTTGCCACTATATTTTTGAAATGAAACTGGAATTTTTAAAGGATTCAATGTATTAATAATTAAATTATTTATCACTTCAAGCCCTCCTTTAAAGTTTCAGCTATGGTTTTCTGTATATTATCCTTATTTTTCTCATAAGCTGGCTGCATAAAAGGTTTTGCTGACATTTTAGAAGTTCCAAATTCTAAAAACTTACCATAATATATTTTTGAATTATCACTTTTATCTATTCCGACAAGAACATACTTCATACCTTCCTTACTTTTAATACTACTTATTTTAAGATTTTTTCTAAGATTACCACTTCTATCATTAAAGGCATTACTTGATTTAGCATCATCTAAAACTGGCTGTGCTGCATTTTTTAGAGCTTTATTTTCTAATCTGCTTATATTATTCCCAATTTGCTGAAGCTTGTTTAATATTTCATCAACACCTTCAAGTTCAATATCAGCCACTATCTTCTACCTCCAATGCTTTTATTTCAATATATTTGTTTTCATATTTCACATTATCAATTGCTGTTATATCATATAAACTTTGATTAAATAAAATCCTCATAGATTCATCTATATCATTAATATATCTAATCATAAACTTTACTGTTTTTTCTGCATGAATTGCTGCTGCTTGATAATATTCTCTCCCAGATAAATTAGAAGCTGATGCCCACACTGTTTTGTATTCTTTCCATATTTCTTCTTCAAATCCATTTTTATTATTTGTTGTTACTAATATTTGAAATGTTATTCTATGTTTTAAATCTCCAATCATCATAATTATCACCAGCTATCTTTTCTATAAGAAAATAAAAGTCTTGTCATAGTTTCAATAACATTTTTCACATCAAAGTTTTCTCTTTGCTCATACATATTAACAACTGCATATAAAATAGATTGCCTTATACATTCTGGTATATTTTCAAATTCAGTTAATTCATATCTAATAATTCCTTGACATATATCTTCTGCTACTATTATAAAATTAGTGATGAGTGTATCTTCTTCACCACTATCAACTCTTAAAAATAACTTTGTTTCTTCAAGCGAAATAATCATACACTCACCTCTTAACTTTATGATAATTTCATCTGTAATACTTTTACAGCTTCACCCAATACTAACTTACCGTCAACTCTTTGAGTTGCTTTAAAGCCAATTTGACCTGTTGCTGCATATAATTCGTTTAACCTTTGAAATGATCTTCCTTGTCTATCTGCAACCCAATAATAACTGAAATCACCAAAAGCTATTGCTTTATTTCCTGCCCCTAAAGTAGGAACATATGATGAAGTTTTCACTGGCCTATTTAATATAGTATCTGGTGTACCTGCTGTTAATGATGGCTGCCAAATATATTGTCCATTTCCATCTTTAAGTTTTCTTATTGCTTTTACGGTTGCATCATTCATTGTAAAAACTGCATTTTTTCTATATGGTGAACTAAGAGAATAAAATAAATCCATAATCTCATCTAAAGTAATAGCTGTTGCACTTGCTGCTGTTACTCCAACTAAACCTCCACCAATTTCATTAAATATTCCTGTTGGCTTTCCAGTACCATCGCCAATAAAGAAAGCTTCTTCTTCCTTAGCTCCAATTCTTCTTGCAAATTCTTTAGCAATATAGCTTTCTAAATTAAAAACACTATCATTAAGTAATTCTTCTGAAACCTTAATCATAGTAGCTAACTTATATGCTCCTATTGAAACTTGACCAAATGAATCATCACTTTCAGGAATTGCTCCTTCTTCATCTACCCAAGATGCAGTACCTTTAGTTGCAACAACTGGTATTTTCTTATCTCCTGAAGATGTAGTAACCACATTTGCAAGCTGTCTAAATATATTTTGTTCTAACAAACTTTCAATTAATGTTTTTTCAAATTCGTCTGGTGCTAAATATCCTCCTTCACTATCTGTTCCAACTTGTAATGCATTTTGTAAATTCATATGATTTTTATTTCTCATTGAATTCCAGAAAGCTTTTTTATACTCATTTGTTGATCTGCCTGTTTTTTCTTCTCCTAAATTTGCATTTGGAATATTAGTTATAGGTGTTGATATTGGTTTTGAAAGTTCTAAATCTATTACTGCTTGGTGTTCAAGTCTCTCAATTTCTTTTCCTAGATCTACAACTTCACCTTCCATCTTTTCATAAGTCGCTGTATCTTCTCCGGATAATAATCCTCTTTCATTTCTCCTGCTATCTAAAAATGATTTTGTACTGTCCCATAACTTTGCTCTTTTTTCTCTAAGTTCTAATATTTTACTCATTTACATTCCTCCATTTATTATTTTATAAGATTTAATCTTTGTAATAATTGTTCATATGGTATTTCTTTTTCAGCTTTATCATGTGCTGAATTTGGTATTTTTCTCATTAATGCATTAGTTACTGTAACTTTATCAAATATAAATCCTTCATTAGTATCCTGAATATTTTCTTCATATAAAACTTTATCTGCAAATCCTAGTTCAACTGCTTTATTAGCGCTAAACCAGGTTTCTGCATCCATCATTTTTGATATTTTATTTCTAGCAAGTCTTGTTTTTTTTTCATATGCATTTACTATGCTTTCCTTAACTTCTGACAACATATCAATTCCACTTTTAAAATCAGATGCTTCACCAAATATAACTGTAGCTGGATTATGAATCATCATCATCGCAACTGGTGACATTAATATTTCTGAACCTGCCATAGCAATCACTGAAGCTGCACTAGCTGCTATCCCATCAATCTTTACTGTTACTTTTCCGTTATATTCTTTTAACATATTGTATATTTGGCTTGCTGCAAAAACATCACCGCCTGGAGAATTAATCCATACAATTACATCTCCATCTGAAGATGTAAGTTCGGATTTAAACTGCTTTGGTGTAATATCATCATCAAACCAGCTATCTTGTGCAATATATCCATCAAAATAAAGTGTTCTGCTTTCTTCATTCTTCACCCAGTTCCAAAACTTTTTACTCATTACTATTCTCCAATCTACTATTATTTTTATTTGCAAATGCTCCCGCATCTTGAAGCTTAGTCATATTTCCATTCACTAAATATAAATCGCCCCCAAGTTCTTCTGATATTTTATTGAGATTTTCAAGTTCTCTAATATCATTACTAGATAGCCATCCATTTTGTCTTCCTGTAGCATAACCATTCATCCTGCTTTGATAATCACCTCTGAGTAACCCATCTACATTAAACTTTATAAAATAGTCTTTCTTTTCACTTGGTAACAATAAAGCTTTTTTCATGGCTTGCTCCCATCTAATTACCCAAGGATCTAAAGTGTATTTAACAAATTCAAGACTTTGCTGCTCTATATTAGAAAAACTTGATTTTTCTAAATCTCCAACCATATGTGGAGGTATACGAAAAAGACGAGCAATTTCATTAATCTGAAATTTTCTCGTCTCTAAAAACTGTGCTTGTTCTGGCGGTATTCCTATACTTTGAAATTTCATACCTTCTTCAAGAACTGCAACTTTATGGGCATTTCCTGTGCCTTGATATACTGAATTCCAACTTTCTCTAACTCTTGCAGGATCTTTAACTACTCCTGGATGTTCTAATACACCACCTGGATTTGCCCCATTCGCAAAGAAACTAGCACCATATTCTTCACAAGCAATAGACATACCAACAGCATTTTTAGCCATTGCTATTGGTGAATATCCAACTAAACCATCAAATCCTAACCCTGGAATGTGAAGTACCTCATGATTTTGTAAATATACATCACCATAACCAGATATATTAGTATTTTCGTCTGTATATCTTGAATAAATATAATATATTTCTCCATTGCTTGCTCTATTAACAGTCATTTTATTTGGCAATAATGGATATAAACCTATAACATTTCCTCTTCCATCTCTAATAATCTGTGCATATGCATTTCCCCATAATAAAAGATGACTCATAAGTGTTTCTCTAAACACAAATGAAGTCATCTCTAAATTTGGTTCATCTGCAAGAAGATGATATATTGGATGCTCTATAGCTTTTTCTTTACCATTTTCAGTGTGTTTATAAGTGTGTAGCGGAAGTGAAGCTATAGTTTCTGCAAGTATTCTAACACATGCATAAACTGCAGTAGTTTGCATTGCTGTTCTTTCATTTACTGTCTTTCCGCTTGTTGTATTTCCAAAAAAGAAACTATATGTGCTTCCCCATAAACCATTTTTAGGACTTGCTCGAGATTGTTTTATTTTTGATATTATAGGTATTTTCATTTTGGCTACCTCCTAAAACAAACATAAAAGAAAGCATCTTAGTTGTAAGATGCTATAATATCGTAAGTAATTTTTATTTCATAAAATATACAATATATAAATTATTATCCATAATAACTTTTGTACTTTTTATCCTTAGAAAAATATTTATTTATTAAAAATTCGTATAATCTTTCAACTGGAGGTTGAATATCATAATCATAATCATCACTTGATAGTTGAATTATTGGTATTCCAGAATCAGTAACCCCCTCAAAATCCAGTGTCCATCCATCCAAATATGGATGTAACTCTTGTTGTCTCGATTTATATCTATATTCTTCAAAATTCTTTGCTATAATATACTGTTTCATAGATTCTATATCGTCATTTGTCAATTGTATTGTAATATAATCCAAATCTCTTCCTATAGCACTTTGAAATGTATAAGATAACTCTTTCATATTCAAATTGCAACGAATCAGAAAGTTCAATCCCCCACTCGCTTTTATTCCAAATCTCGTATAATATTCTTCATCCATAATTGTCCTCCTACAAAAATACAAATCTAATAAACACCTTATAACACTTGCTTAGATTCATCCTTTAACTCCCTACAAGATATCATTAATCTAAGCTTTTCGCATGCTACATTTTATATAAATACAATATACCTCTAATCCGCCTTTATAATATCTTATTTCTAGTGTAATTCTTATTCATCCTCATCTACAAATTCAAATACTTCTTCAACAGACTTACCAAATACTTTTGCAATATCCATAGCTAATTTTAAAGATGGGTTATATCGTTCATTTTCTAAATGAACGATTGTTTCTCTTCTTACTCCTACCAATTTTGCTAATTCATCTTGTTTTATATTCAACTGTCTACGCAGCTCATGAATTTTTGTCCTTAGTATTGCCATACTCAATCACCAACCTTTTCATAATATATAAATAATATATACTTTAAAAGATAAGCTACACCAGCCAATAAGAGCATCACTGCTTTAAAATCAATTAACATATTATTACTAATTGTAGATATTAATATACAAGTTGTCATACCTAAAACTAGAATTTCCAATACAATAGATCTTGCCTTTTCCATATTATGCTGTGATAATTCATCTTCACTTTCAGTTTTTACAAAATACGGAACAAAAGTAATGCATAAACTAATCAAAAAAACAACAGATAATATTAATTCCACTGTTCTATTTACTTTGATAAGTTGCATTATACCCGATGCAATCCAAACTACACCAATAACTCCATTTAATAATAATTGTTTTATTCTTAGACTCATTGTTTTATTCATAATATCGCTCCTTGTTATATATTTATAACTTTTGTTATAATTATATAACTCATTGCTAATTTTTACAAGTGAAATGTTATAAATATTTCACATCACACTGTACACCTATAGTATAAGTAGTCCCCTTTCATTATAAACACTTCCACAATCTCCTTGATTTCTAATTGCCCTATCCAAAGCCATTATCAAAGCAACAGCTCCATCAATCTTCTCGGTACTTTTTTCCTTATCAGGTTTAATATTTCCTGCTGGATCTGTCTTAACATAAATATTATCCATCATCCATCTAAGTACAGGATTACCTCCATGTAATATTTTCTTTTCAAGTGTAATTTTCATTAATTCTTTAGATGGAGGAGACATATCTTTATACCCTTGCCCAAATGGAACTACTGTAAAACCCATACCATCAAGATTTTGTACCATTTGTACTGCTCCCCATCTATCAAAAGCTATTTCTTTTATATTATATTTAGTTCCTAACTCTTCAATAAAAGTTTCAATAAATCCATAGTGGACAACATTTCCTTCAGTTGTTTTTATAAATCCTTGCTTCTCCCAAACATCATACGGAACGTGATCCCTTCTTACTCTAAGTTTTAAGTTATCTTCTGGTATCCAAAAGTAAGGTAAAACAATATACTTTTCTTCTGAATTTCGTGGTGGAAAAACCAAAACAAAAGCAGTAATATCTGTTGTACTTGAAAGGTCAAGTCCTCCATAACATTCTCTGCCTCTTAAAGAATCTATATCTATATTAAAATTACACTCATCCCATATATGCATTGGCATCCATCTAGTTGATTGTTTTACCCATTGGTTTAATCTAAGCTGCCTAAATATATTTTCTTCTGCTGGATTTTCTTTTGCACTATTATAAGCATTTCTAACTTTTTCAATATCTATTGTGTCTCCAAGAGATGGATTAGCTTTATACCAATTTTCTTCTAAACTCCAATCGTCATCATCATTTATTCCATAAATAACTGGATAAAAAGTTGGGTCTATTTTTCTACCCTCAATAATATCCAAAGCCTTTTGATGTTGTTCAAAGCATATTGAATTTCTATCTGTACCTGCTGTAGTTATTAAAAAGAATAATGGCTGTAACCTTGCATCTCCTGAACCTTTGGTCATAACATCAAATAAATCTCTGTTTGGCTGTGCATGAAGTTCATCAAAAACAACTGCATGAACATTAAGACCATGCTTTGTATAAGCTTCAGCAGATAAAACTTGATAAAAACTATTAGTAGGTTTATACACTAATCTTTTCATAGACATTACTGGTTTTATTCTTTTTTTAAGTGCAGGGCATTGTTCTACCATTTCAACAGCCACATCAAAAACTATAGATGCTTGCTGCCTATCTGATGCACATCCATAAACTTCAGCTCCCCATTCATTATCTCCACAAGCCATAAGAAGTGCTATAGCTGCTGCAAGCTCTGACTTTCCATTTTTCTTTGGTATTTCAACATATGCAGTATTGTATTGCCTATAACCATTTTCTTTAACTGTTCCATAGATATCTTTAATTATTTTATATTGCCATGGTAATAAATCAAAAGGAACTCCTCTCCACTGGCCCTTAGTGTGTTTTAAACAATTAATAAAGCTTACTGCTCTATTGGCTTTCCCTTCATCAAACATATTTAAACCTACCCCCTAAGCATCATTTCCATAGGATCTTCACCTTCATCTGCATTCTTATCTGCAACAATTCTGCTTCTTGAAGATGGTGTAAGTCCAAACTGTTCACAAAACTTAATCATTATCTTTAAATAAGTTTGAGCAATTGAAACCTGTGGCACCTGTTGCCAATAACCACTAGGTGTTTTTACTATTGTTCCATGCTTTGATATAAATTCTTCTGCTTCTTTCCATCTTGAATATGCTTCACAATATCCAGCAAATGCAGCCATATCAACTTGTGTTAAAACGCCAAGTTCCTCAAGTTGTTTAGACAGACGCCTCCATTCCTTTTTTGCCTCTGCATCAAGCCACGTTGGGCATTTAGGCGCTTTATTTCTTGGCTTAGGTTCAACTACATTAAGCTGTCTCTTTCCTGGATTTCCTTCCAATACCTTTAATGCTGTAGGTTTTGGTTTTCTCCCTCTCTGTGCCATAGGTTCCACCTCCTATCTTTAAAATTTACTATAAGAAAAGAGCCTATATTTATTTATAGACCCTCTATATAAATCTAAATTATTTTGTTTTTGATAAACATTCTGAATAAGCTATCTGTAATGGTTCTAAATCAATTTGATTATCTTCATATCCTTTTACTATAACATTAAAATAATATTCTGTTGGTATTGCAGCCATATCTTTATATCTATCCGCCATTATATAAGCCATAGCTTTTATCGATTGTTCATCTACTATAACTTCAACTTCTCTTTTAATATACAAACTCGGATATCCCTCATAAACATCAAGTGCATTTTCACATTCATCAGTTATATTCCATAAGACAATTGGTACACTTGTATCTTCACACTCTTCTATATTTGCAACCCCTTTATAAACTCCTCTAAATGTTAACTTGTAGTTTTCAAGTTTTCCTTTTCCTATAACTTTTGCATTTGGGCATCGATGACTCATTTGTTCTAAATTCATATTTGAGCCATAAGCACAATATATTTTTTCTTTCATAAAATAATTCACAGCTCCTTATTTTTTTCTAAAGTTTTCCACAAGAGACTTTTATCTCTTGTGGATATTTTTTAAGCTACACTGGGATTCCTCCATGCTGAGTTTCCATCTAATGATTTCATAAGATGCATTCTACAATTTTTAAATTCATCCCCTATAAGCCCTAGTCTTAAAAGCCAACATCTAAAAGTATACTTCTCATTATTGGTATAAGTTCTTCTTGGGCTTGCACTCTTTTGATTTAATGCTTGGTGGCTTATTGCCAAACATAAAACAATGTAGCTTCTTATTTTTCCTGCGTGTAATGTTCCATTAAAAAGCCTAAATTCAATAGTTCCTTTTGTGAATGTGCTATGTAAGTTAAGTCCATGATATCTGCTTGTATGGTAATGCCTATCTCTATTTTCAACTCCATAACCGCTGTACCAAATATCTTCAAGCTGCTCTAATGTTTTGGGCTTCTTCCTATTTATTGTTTCTATTAAATTCTCATTTACTTTTTTACACCACCTTACCCTTGATGGATCTATTTCTAAACTTTTATAAATCAAATCTTCCTTTGCTGCCATTAGATTAACCAAGTTTTTCAAAGTGTTTGGTGTATGGTTCTTTGCTCCTATATGAACGTGTATGCCACATTGAAACTCGCTATCACTTACAGCTCCTGCTTTTCTAAGTCTTCTTATTAATTCTTGTAAAGTTTCAATATCTTCATAATTTAAAATTGGTGTTACTAGCTCAACACTGTAATCTCTGCTTGTTATTGTTTTAAGTTTTCCATTTACATTTTTCATCGTCTTTATGCTTGCGTCATTCATGATCTTCCAGACTCTTTCGTCTGGTGTTATTATTCTGTAGGTATCATATCCATCGTATTCTCTTGCAACTCTTCCTTCTAAAAAGTTTGCTGTAACCTCTGCTGCTTTTTCTTTTGTTATTCCTGTCATTTCAATTTCTACACCTATTGTTTGGTTTTTCATTTTCCTTACCTCCTAAATGGTATTTTATACCCTTTTGTTAGTGTACATATTAGCTCTAACAGGTTCACTTATCCAGTTATATTTAAAGAAAAAACACAGGTTTTTAACGACAATTAATGCATATTTATTTGTAATAGAAAAGGTACTATTTAAAGCGCCTCTTCTACAGATCTAACTATATCTTTATATTTTATTTTTTCTCCATCTCTTAATAAATACACAGCATTATCATTACCAACTTGTTCAATATATCTATTAACAATAACATCCGCATACTTTTCATCTAGTTCAATCGTATAGCAAATTCTATCTGTTTGCTCACATGCAATAAGAGTTGAACCACTTCCTCCAAAAGGATCAAGTACAATAGAATTAGTTAGACTTGAATTTGTTATTGGATATGCAACTAATGCTATTGGTTTCATTGTTGGGTGGTATTTAGATTTTGTAGGCTTATCAAAATTCCAAGTTGTTCTTTGTTTTCTATCAGCATAAAATTTATGGCCTGCTGTAGGCTTCCATCCTACAAGTACAGGTTCATGATTATATTGATAATCACATCTTCCAAGTACAGGAGAATTCTTTATCCATATACATGTTTGATGACAAAAGAAACCTGCTTCTTTAAATGCGGCTCTAAAATTAACAGTTTCTTTATCAGCATGAAATACATAAATAGAACCACCATCTGCAAGACTTTCATACATTCCTTTATAAGCTGATAATAAAAACTCATGAAATTTTTTATCATCCATATTATCATTTTGTATAGTTCCTGCTGTACCTTCATAATCAACATTGTAGGGTGGATCTGTTACTACAAGATTTGCTTTCTTACCTTCCATTAATTTTTCATAAATTTCAAGCTTTGTGCTATCACCACAAATTAATCTGTGCCTTCCAAGTATCCATATATCATTTTGTTTTGATATTGGATTTTCTGGTGGAGCTTCATCAAAGTTATCTTCCTTCACACCTTTAGGATGCAGCTCATTAAATAATGCATCAATTTCTGGTGGATCAAATCCTGTGAATGATGTATCATAATCTAAATCTTGAAGATCTTTAATCAAATCAGCAAGTAGTTCTTTATTCCATTCACCAGTAATTTTATTAAGAGCTATATTCAAAGCCTTTTCTTTGGTTTTATCAACATCAATAACTACACAATCTATTTTTTCACAGCCTAGAGCTTTTAAAACAGATATTCTTTGATGTCCTCCAATTACTGTTAAATCCTTATTCACTATTACCGGATCAACATATCCAAATTCATTGATGCTATTTTTTATCTTTTCAAATTCAGCATCACCTGGTTTTAACTTTTTTCTTGGATTGTATTCTGCTGGTATTAATAAATCTATTTTTAGCTTTTTAAACTCCATCCTCTTCCCTCCAAAATCTATCCTTTATGTAGCAATCATGACTACAGTATTTTCTGCTTTTATTCCCATAAGCAATAAACTTCTTGCTGCAATAAATACAAGTGTATTTGTAAATTGCTTTCTCGCTTCTATTTCTTTTGTCAGTATTTTCATTCCACCATTTATATCTGCATTCACTACTACAAAATTTACATGTCCTACCTTTGTTTTTTTGTTTTATAGGTTTCTTACAATAACTACATATTTCATTTTTTTGAAGTTTCACTTCCATGTTTAAAGCAACAACAGCTTTGTTTCCAACTAAATTATTTCTTCTACAAAAGCCTCTCACACTATCTCTAGATAATCCCAATACCTTTGCAATTGCTTTATACCCCATTCCCTTAAGTCTAAGTTCTTTTATTTTTTCTTTTTGATATTCATTCACCACTGCTACTCCTTTCTTCTAAACTTTTGCGCACAAAAAAAGTAACTGCCATCCTTCACAGTTACTTAATTACAACTTTTTATTATGCGATTTCTTAGTACCCCCCTTATGAAATTCTGCGAAAATTCACACGAGAGGGGGCGGCGGTCTTTAGCTCGTCCCATTTTAGAGATTTAATCCCCCCTGCCTACATATTTTTTTAAACTTTTTGTTGCATAATATTAATGTATATATTATAATAAGTACATACATAAGTACGTACTTAAAAGTATTAAAACAAATTAGGAGGTTTTTTTATGACTAAAATTTTAAAATCTTTGCTAGTACCTGGTACAACATACCATCTACAAGATTTATACATTGCGACAAATTGTACCACAAAAAATGAGCGCCATAACTGTCGTGGCTGTCTTAGTTCTTTGCAAAAAAGTGGCAGAGTAAAATCCTTAGGTAGCTCTTTATGGAAAGCGCTATAAGATAATAATTTCATTTACTCAAATCCATAGATCATTTGATCAATTATTCAATCAATGGAGGTTATAACATGGATACTATTTTAGCTAAATATGAACTTATTGTTTATAGTAGTGGAAAAATTAGATTAAATCCACTTGAAAACTCTTCAACTGAAGAACTATTATCTAAATGTAGTTCTAGAATTCAACAAATCCTTGCTACCATCACCACTATCAAAATACTTTTAACTAATAACCCCAATGCATCAGACATTGATATATACAGTAAAGCCCTTAAAGAAGTTTCTGAAAAACTTGAAGTAAATGTAACTACAATATCTGATAAATTTACGCGCCAGTTAAAGCTAAATGCTGAAGAAGCTAGATCAATGATATTCGACTATCTAAGATTTAATTCTTCAGAATTAAAAAATATATTATTAAAAAATGTTGGCAAAAACACTAAAGAACTAGATACAATTGCAATCAATTCTATTCTTAAATAGAATTTTAATTGGCCACTCTCATATGAGTGTCCAATTAAAATTTTCATCTATATCTATATTCTTCATATCTATCTTCACTCATAGTCTTTTTATCATGACAAGTCTTACAAAGCGACTGCCAATTACTCTGATCCCAAAACAAATTCTTGTCACCTCGATGTGGTTTAATATGATCAACAACAGTCGCTTTAGTAAGTTTATCTTCCTTTCTACATTTAACACACAAAGGATTAACTTTTAAAAATCTATTTCTAGCTGCTCTCCATCTACTATCATAACCACGCAATGTTGCATTTGCTCTATCATTCATATGAAGTGCTTTATGTTCATAGCAATATTTTTCTTCAGTAAGTTTAGGACAACCTGGCTGCTTACATGGTTTTAATGGTTTCTTTGGCATGTAAACTCAACTCCATTACATAAAAAAAGTCACTACATTTTTACTGTAATGACTTCTTAATTATCTTTATTTTCTCTATTATAATAATATCAATTTTTCATACTCTCATTCAATCACATTTACTCTCATCTTTTGAAATAATAATTCCTTTTAAGATCTTATCATGAATCCTAAAAAGATGTTGAATGCTATATCCCATATCAACAGCTATCTGTTCCCAAGTCTTAAAGCAAAGGTATCGTAACTCCAATAATGTCTGCTGCTCTGGATTATTAATTTTTTTTATTATAGACATTATCTCTTTCTTCAAATCCACAAGAACATCTATATCAGCATTAATTTCACTTTCAAGTTCCATCATCTTTACTATTATTGCTTCCATAGAATGTATATTGCGAGTTCCACTTGAAGGTGTATCAGTTAATGTAGATGTTGCTTTAGCTGCTAATTCTCTTAAAGAAACTATTTGTTCAAGCTTACTATTAATTCTTTGATCTATTCTATAAGCTTGTGCTAAATATTCTTTATTGCTCATTATTCTTCACCACCTTTTAACCATGGCATTTTACCTCCATAATATTTATCTGCTATATGATTTTGCTTTTTGGAACTTAAGCTATTTAATCTTTCATTTGTAACCATAATTAAATGTTCTTGTTGTTCCTCACTCTTACTAAAAGTACATTTTTCTCCAATGCACTTTTTAACAGTTAATATAACACATTTATTATACTTGTTACAGTATATACAATTATTATCTATATTCATATTATATTTCTCCTAACCATGGTATTTATGTTCATACTTACTGATAATATTTCATTTAATTTCTCTTCATCTTTTTCCTTAAGTTGTCCAATAATATCTAAAATTTGATCTTTCGATATTGTTAAAATCTGCTCACCTAATATTGTACTATCACATTTTAAACAGCAATAATCTTTTGATAATAATTCCTGATGTGTTGGGAGTGCTTTTTTTATTCTCCCTGTTATAGGCGCTACTATTGTTGTAGTTGAATGTTTATTTCCTAAATCATTTTGAATTACAACTGCTGGTCTTATTCCCTTTTGAACTGAACCTTGATTTTCTCCAAAGCTGACCATTATAATACTATTTCTATAAATTTTCATTATTAATTCCTCCCAATCCTCGCTTTAACAGCATTTATCAATTCATTTTGTCCTATTTGCTTTTTCTCAAGTGCCTTCACTACTTGCTCATCTATAGTTCGTTTGCAAATAATATGATGAATAACAACTGTTTCTTTTTGACCTTGTCTATAAAGTCTTGCATTAGCTTGTTCATATAATTCTAAACTCCAAGTTAAGCCAAACCATATTATTATAGATCCGCCAGCTTGTAAATTGAGTCCATGTCCTGTTGATGCTGGATGTGCTATTGCTATTTTCATTTTTCCACTATTCCATAAATTTATATCTTCTGAAGTATTTATTTCTCCTGCTTTAAACCTTTTAATCATTCTTTCTTTATCATGTTTATATGCATAAAATACAAGAACACTTTTACCATTTGCACTTTCAATTAAATCTTCTAATGCTTCAAGCTTTCTATCATGAATTACTTTTACTTTTGAATTTTCATCATAGACTGCTCCATTTGCTAATTGAAGAAGTTTATTAGAAAGCGCTGCTGCATTTACTGCATCTATATCTCCATCTTTAAATTGGAGTATCATATCATCCTCTAGTTTCTTATATAGCATAGCTTCTTTTTCATTCATATAAACTTCAACTTTATTAAACACACATTTTGGCATTTTTAAATAATCACAAGCTTTCATACTTATACAAATATCAGAAATCTTTTTATAAATATCATCTTCTGCGTTTTCTTTAAGCTTATATGAAAAGACTATTTGTCCATTTCTTTTGTCTGGCATAAAATACATATCTCTATATCTACCAATAAACCTTCCAAGTCTTTCTCCCATATCTAAAATATTAATTTCTGCCCATAAATCCATAAGACTATTTGGTGCTGGCGTTCCAGTAAGTCCTACTATTCTTTTTATTTCAGGCCTCACTTTTCTTAAAGCTTTAAACCTTTTTGATTTGTAAGACTTAAAAGAACTAAGTTCATCAATTACAACCATATCAAAATCCCAAATACAATTTTCAATAAGCCACTCTATATTTTCACGATTTATAATATAAATATCTGCTATTTTATATATCGCTGTTTTTCTTTCTTCAACAGTTCCAAGTATTTTAGATATCTTAATGTCTTTTAAATGATCCCATTTTTCACATTCATTACTCCAAGTATCTCTAGCAACTCTAAGTGGTGCTATTATAAGAACTTTTGAAACTTCAAAATAGTTATGCATAAGTTCTGCTATTGCAGTTAAAGTAATTATACTTTTGCCTAATCCCATATCTAAAAGTAATGCAAATACGCTATTCTCTATAAGCTTTTGAACACAATAATTTTGATAATCATGCATATCAGCTTTTTTCAATTTCATCTATAACAACTCCTATAACTTCAATGTTGTCTATAACATAAACTCTGAAACCTAAATTCTCTAATTGTAATTTTCTCTTTTCTTGAATTAACCTTAACTTTTTCCCTGGTGCCTTAAGTTCTACAAAAGCAATCTTTCCATTTTTCATTAAAACAATTCTATCTGGAACTCCTAACATTCCAGGTGATATAAATTTCAGTGCCATACCACCATGTTTTTTTACTTCTTTGGTAAATATCTGTTCCAAATATTTTTCGGAATATACCATAGCCATAACCTTTCCTCTCCATTGACTAATGTCACTGTTTTTACACCTAATTTTTCTTTTATATTTTTAACTTCTTTTTTAGTCATTCCATGAAGTGCCGCTATTTCATAAACTTTTGTATATTCTACAAAATCATTTTTTAATATATTTTCTATAACATTTTCCATGAAATCTCTCCTCTAATTTATTGTGGTACAAGAAGTGGAACAAAGGTATTAAAAACTCTATCGCGCCTTATATCATGTATTACATGATATATACTACTTATTTATTATTATTTATCTAAATAGACACTCTTGTACCTTGTTCCATAATATAACCAAAACAGGCATTATAACTTACTTCTTTACTGGAACTATACTTTGGTACAACCTAGCGGCTCATTCCATTTGTTCCTGCTTATGTTGGAATAAACTTTTCTTGTTATAATTTCTCATTCCACTCTCATAAATGCTCTTTGCTTATTATAAATATGAAATCTTGTTGTCCCACTTTTCGTTCCATCATATGGTTTCCAATTTTCAATTCTAGCCATTATTGCAGTTATTTCATAAGAATCAGATTTCTTAATATTAGCAGAATCCTTTCCAAAGCATTCACACCAAATTTCCATAGGACAAACAATCTTACGCTTCTCAGCTCCAATTGGTGCATTTTCAAACTCTCCACCATTTAAAAAGTTTCTACGTTCATATAAATCCATAGTCTGCCAATTTTCAGGCAATAGTTTTTCAAGATATTCACGCACTAGTCCCTCGCGATCATCACTTTCCATAGCATTTGCCTGCTCTGAAATAGCTATTTGTGCTTCATTTCCATTTAAGAATAAATCTTCACCCTTTCTATACACACACACTGCTTCAGCCCAAATTTGATCTACATCATTAAGTTCCCAGGCTTTTTTTATGCTCTCGCCACTAACTCTAACAGGCCAAAATCTACGATTTCCTGTTATATCCCTTAGAAATCCACTTTCACTATTGGTACTCCCAACTATTACACACTGTCTTGGATGACTCTCAACATTAACTCCATAGCTTGCGCGATACTTATCATCAGTTCTTGAAACAAAAGATTTTACAGTTTCTACATCCGTTTTCCTTATTCCAGCTAATTCTCCAAGTTCTAAAAGCCAATATCCCTGTAATTTTTCTGCTGCTGCTTTATCTCTCATATCTGTTATTGTTAAGCTATCAGAAAACCATGAAGTCGCAAGTTTTGCAAAAAAAGTGCTTTTTCCTATTCCTTGGGGTCCATTAAGTATTAATACACTATCAAATTTAGTCCCTGGCTCATAAATTCTAGCTACTGCTGCTACAAGTGTTTTTCTAATAACTGCTTTTGAATATTCATTATCTTGTGCTCCTAAATAATCAATTAACAAATTATTCAATCTCTCTATTCCATCCCAATCTGGTAATGTATTTAAATATTCTTTTATTGGATGGTATGCTCTCTCTGCTGCAACTGCTATTAATGCTTCTTTTAACTTTGTTGGTGACCATATGCTATAAGCTCTATCAAAATACACTTTAAGAGCCGACATATCTGAGTCACTCCATCCACTTTTTATCTGCTTCCAAGGTAAATTACCTTTAACATCAATACTGTCGCAATGTTGGTTATAAGCTATTCCTTCTAAGTTTTCATCATTCTTCATGATAAGAACTAAATTTTGAAGATTATCTTTAATTTGTCCATTCTTGTTTATTGAAAGATTTTCTTGCCAGTTTTCATCTTCAGCTTTAAATTCTTTATTTGCTTGCTCTATTCGTTCTTTTGCTAAGTTCTTTTTTACATTTACATCACCTATACAAAATTCTTGCATTGCTTTAAAGGATGGAAGTTTTGAAGGTGGTATATCTTCATCTGCCTTTACATCAAGTTGTCCAAATTTATGAATTCTGACCAAGTCAAATGAATTACATAATTTATTACAAGCTGGATCTGTAGCATGGTGTGAATATACAAATTTATCATCATAAATAAGTACACCAGCACTTGAATCAGCTGGAACATAATCATATCTTCCATCAATTATGCTTGGCTTATAAATATCATTTAGAAACTTATCAATAACTTCTGTAATTGAATATACTCTACAAAATGCACCTATCATTCCTTCTTTCTGTAAAGGATCTGCTTGATTTGTAATAGTGTTTTTTACTATTTTTCTTTCTCTTGATGACACTGGCCATTTACTGCTATCATGCCACTTTTCATATCTTGAAAGTATCTTATCAGGATCTAACAATATTCCTTCTTGCTTTTCAAATACAAATTCTCCATCTACCGATGTTGACGGCCAATACATTAACCTTGCTGGCTCATAGGTAGTGTCGTCAAATTGTTCTATTCCAATATCTGAAGCTACCATTCTAGCAATTGCACAATATTCATCAGAGTTTATACTTCTTGCTAAAGGAATAATTAATCTAAGACGTGGTTTATCTTTGATGTGTTTATGAGTGGAGTATATGCAACATGTAAAATCATAAAACATAGATATTTGTTCCCATACTTCATGTTCTGCATAATCCATATCGAGAGTTAGCATTGTTCTATATTCAACATATCCATTTTTTCGTTTACCATCTTTAAGTTTTCCAGCAACAAAGCCTCCAACATCTTTTATTGAATCTTGTTTTAACTTTGAAAACTTTTTATATTCTTCAATTGTTTCTGAAGTTCTTATTGTGTTTTGAACTTTATTTATAAATTCATTCCAAGTAATATCCATACCTTTTAACTGCTTTGAAGTTCTGCTATTTGCAACACTTATTATCACTAAAATCACTCTCCTAGTCTTTTAATTTACTAAGCACCTTTTTCATAAGAAATTTTTATTTCTTCGCATATTTTCTTAATAAGTCTACCAACATATGATTGACTTAAATTTAGAGCTACACCAATATCCTTCTGTTTTGTTCCAATTAAATGTAGTCTTAAAATTTCTCGCTTTACTGGTGATAACTTGCTTATTAACATAAAAATTTCTTCATTTACAATCAAATTTATTGCTTCATCCATAGTATTAGATATAGATGGAATAACATCTTGAAGAATTAGCATATCTTGATCATGTTCCTCACATATTGCTGTTTCCAATGAAATAGTTTCTACCTGCTTTAAAATTTTACGATTTAATATCAGTATCTCATTTACCATAACTTTGCTAAAAAATGTTGCCCATTTACTTTTATTTGGATCAAATATTTTTGCGGCTTTAGCAAAAGCTATATCACCACAACCAATAAGTTCCTCATACTCTAAATTAAAATTAAAAAACTTATTTGCTATATAAAACATAAGTCGTTTGTTTCTTTTATATAAAGTATCTATATCACCAGTCATAAAAAGTTCTTCATTACTAACCATATTTTTTCCCCTCTCTAGTCTTTTTTGTAATAACTACACTCATACCCATCAGCTCTTAAACATAAACCCTCTGCCCATTTTGGACTCACACTCATAATTTCATACACTTCATTTAATGAACCTTTATTGATAGATGCTTCAATAACAACTTCATCATGGACATGCATAACAATTTCATATCCAGCTTTATCAAGTCTCAACATTGCTTCTGCAAGTAAATCTCTTGCAACAGCTTGAACTATATTTTCCACAAGTTTTGGGCCATAAGTTTCAATTCTTCCCCACTTTTTACTTTCAGTAATACCTTCATATGATAATCCTTCTCTTTCAAATTTATTAATTTGCAGCCTTGGCTTAATATATGATAACTTTCTGCCTGAAGGTAATTTTATAAAAAGTATTCCACCACAATACTTAAATTCTATCCTGCCTACTTTAATTATGCTTTTCTCTTTAACCGAAGTTATTGCAGCTTTATCTACCTCCCACCAAAACTTAGTTATATTAGGATTTGTATTTCTCCAAGCCGTAACTAATGGTTTTAATTCTTCTTCCTTAAGCCCCATTTCTAAGGCTCCCATTGAAATTAAAGCTCCTGTACTTCCACCATAGCCTAATGCTAGTTCTGCTATTTTACCTTTTCGTCTTAATTCAGAGCCCTTTTTTATTTGATCAATTGGTACATGAAACATAGCACTAGCTGAAGCTTCATATATTTTCCCATGTGTTTTAAACACATCTAATCTCCACTTTTCACCTGCAAGGTATGCTAAAACTCTAGCTTCAATGGCAGAAAAATCTGCTACTATAAATCTGCATCCTGCTTTAGGTATAAATGCTGTCCTTATAAGCTCTGATAAAATCTTTGGTGTACTTTCATAAAACATTTCTAATTCCTCTAATGTTCCATTCTTCACAATATTTCTTGCAAGTTCTAAATCCTTAATATGATTTTGAGGAAGATTCTGCACTTGTACTAATCTACCTGCCCATCTCCCTGTGCGATTTGCGCCGTAAAACTGAAACAACCCATGCACTCTGCCATCAGAACATACTGACCTTTCTATCGCCTCATATTTTTTAACTGAGGTTTTAGACATAAGTAGTCTTAATTTTAATACTTGTTCTATTTCCTCATCACATTCTGTTACTAAATTTGATACGTCTTTTTTTGAAAGACTTTCAATAGTTATCCCTCTATCTCTAAGCCATCCTTTAAGCTGTGCCACTGAATTTGGATTTTCAAGACCTGTAAGTTCATATGCTCTTTCTGTTGCTGTTACTATAAACTGTTTATCACAAGCTATTGCTTTTTTTACTAAATTCATATCTACTAAAATTCCTCTATCATTTATGCTTTGGTCTAATCTATATAATTCCATTTCTTTCTCAGTTATTTGATGATTTTTAAGCTTATTTCTTATTTCACTTTCAGCCTCAACATCTCTGATGCAATAACTCTTAAATATCTTCCACTTCTCTAAGTCATGTACTGGTAAGTTTCTAGTTCTATTTCCATTAATTTTTGTAGTTTTACAAGGATAGCAGAAATATTTTATAAGCTCTTTTCCTTCTTTCATTTTCTTATTATTAAGTCCAAGAACTTCTCCTACACCTTCAAGGCTAGGTGGTAATGCTAACATCGAAGCTTGAACTGCACTGCAGCACCATGTATCTGCTTTTAAATTAATACCTAAATATTTACTTAAGCATGTTCTTTCAAAATTAGCATTAAAAGCTGTCTTCATAACCTCATCACTTAATATTGCTTCTTTAACTTCTTTTGGTATAATCTCACGTAATGCTAAATCAATTATTTTTACTTTCTCATTATCAAAACAATATGCCATTAGTAATATTTCAAAGTTAGGACTATTTACATATGCATAAACTCCACATTTAACTAAATCTACATCAGAATAAGTTTCTAAATCTAAAGATAATGTTCGCCTCATATTATTCCTCCAAGTGGTGAGGTGATGGCTTTATTACACCACCTCAATATTTCTTAGCTTAAAAAGTCATCATCTTCTTCAGTTATAAAGTCATCACTTGCACTTGATCGACCACTTAAAGGCTCTCCATCTTTTATCTTTTGGATATTTCCAAGGCCACATGCTATTCCTTTATTTCCATTACTGTTAAATGCATAAAAGGTAATTGACACTCTACCATAACATCCTGAATATACTTCACTTTGATCTAATATTGGTTTAACACTCTTGTCCACAATTTGTGGTCTATCCTTACTATTTGCATTTACAAAATAGCTGTCTTTATAAGCTTCATCTTCAGGTCTTTCTATGTCTCCATCTCTAAGTGGAAGTTTTAAATTGGCTGGTATCTTACCACCAAATTTTGATTTACCTTCTTGCTTTGCAACTTCAACTGCATCTTTAATTTCTTGAATAGTATTAGTATCATTTTTAGGAATGATCAATGAAACACTGTACTTTTCATCACTACCATTTATTGATTTTGGCTCCCATACATTTGCATAACTAAATCTAACTACTCCTGTAATTACCTTTGTTTTGTTACCTACCATTTATAATTCCTCCTTGAATTCTGCTTTTGCAGTATCTAATAAATTTATTTCTTTTCTCTTATCAAACTCTGAAACTAATGTTATTTTTCCTTTAGGCTTTTCAATAAAGCTTCCTAATATATCATTAAATTTCTTTTTACCTAATAACTTTTCCATCTCTGTAATTCCTAAAAGTGTCCTTTTATAAATATCTTTTTCTTCATATCCAGCACCAGTTACAGTTTCTATAACTAAACTTTCATTAGAATATTTACGATTTGATCTTCCTTCAACCAATTTAAATCCAGTCCATTTCTTCCCTTCATTAACTGCTTTTTCTGTTGCATATGAATATATGTCCTCTGCCCATTTTGATAATTGATTACATAAACTTAATACATCTTCAATTTCATAATCACAAAGTAAAGCTGGCATCTTAAATTCATATCTTGCAAGTTCTAAAAGACTTTCGGATCTTGCTCTACAAGTTTTTCTTACTCTGCAAAATCTACAATGCTCACCAGGAACAAATTCACCCTCACCTTTTATTGCAAGCTCTGCTTTAGGCTTTAATTCTGTATCTGCCCAATTAATAAGTTCATCTACAGATATTTCATAAGTTGAAATTGACTCTAATCTTGGCTGTACAATTGTCATATTAATATTTTCAATGTTATACAAAGCTTCAAATAAGTTAAGTGCACCTAATGCATATAGCATCATTTGTGGATTTTTTTCTGCTATAACTTGTACACCTTTACCATACTTTAAATCCACAATATAAATAGTTTTATCTGCTACTATAACTAAATCTCCAGTTCCAAAACCTTCTGGAACATAATTTGAAAAATCTAATTTCTGCTCTATTAGAATGAGTGGATCTTTACAAGCTTGTTTTACTTTTATAATCAGCTCAGTTACATAATCCACATAAACATTTGTGAATTCTTCCATCTCATCATCATAAAATTCACTTTTAGGCTTTTTGCATTTCATTTTTAGATACTTCTTAATCTTAAATTCTGATAAGCCATGAGCAGCTGTACCTTCTTCTGCAAAAGTACTTGTTTCTTCATTAACACTTGCTTCAAGCACTGGCGCAGGTGTACAAGTAAGCCATCTATGAGAAGCACTTGCAGATAATAATGCATGTTTACTCATACTTACATTTCCTCTGCATCTTTCAATAAATCTTTGTAGCATGTTGGTTCTAAATCAGTTAATTTATTAGCACCATATTTTTGTATTAGTGCTTTAACTTCTTTCTGCTTACCATCTTGTGATTTTGATGCTAATACTTCTCTGACATCTTCTATTGATATAACTTTTTCTTTGGTATCCACCTTTGTTTTTAACTCTACACCTTCTTCTTTAGTAAGCTTTGCAAAGATTTCTAAATCGTCTGCTAAACCTCTTAAATCATTAACAATTTTCAATACTACATCTTTCATTATTTAACTTTCTCCTTTCAATCTTTAATAAGCTTGATATTTTACCTACTACATCATCTTGTTTATCTTTAGTTTCCTTTATAGAAACTGTTACCAATTGATCTGTGTTAATAGTTATTTTTATTGCTGCCATTACTCTCACCTCATTTCTTTTAAATAATCCTTACACTATATAGCCACGAGAAAGCCAAAATCGAACCCCCTAATTTAAAATTTTTTTCAATTTTTTATAAATTTTATTTAATCTGTTTCTAATTGCAGCTTCTGTAACCCCTTCATACTCTGCAATATCAACAATCTTCATATCTTTATAAAATATCTTTTCTATCAAATCTTGTTGATTAGGAATAAGAGTTTTAATTGCATTTTTTATCTCATCTGTTGTTTCTGCTTCTTCAACTTTAACTTCTATATCATCGTTAATATCTTCAAATTGAAATCCTTCCTCTTCCATACTATCTATTGAATTGTGTCTCCTTGTTTCTCTTCTCTCGCTTTTATATATCTTTTTTTCAATTTCTATAGATATGTTTGCAATATCTTCATTTACCTCTATTTCTATTTTTTCTCCTGTTACAAATTCATAAGTAATATTCATTTTTACACTGGCCCCTTTCTTTTGGGCCGTAAATAAAACTAGAAATAAAGTATTTTTATGTATAACAAATAAACTCCAAACAAAAATGGCCTAGAGTAAAAACTATTTCTAGCTTTACTCCGGCCATTTGGTATCTCATTTTTATTATGGATCACTTGCTCGGTAGTTTATGTTTAATTTTATATTTAATTATTTACAGTAGTTTATTTTTACTATTTTGCGACAATGAGGACACTTCATCTCTATTATCATCTTACCTTTAGTTGCTTCCACTACATCCATAGCTCTTTTATTACAGTTTGGACACTTTAATTGTACACCCATTTTTTATCCTCCCTTTTATACATGTAAGCTTTTCTGCTTACACATTGTTGTTTTAAATAGCACCTAATTATAAAGGTGCTATACAAAACTCATTCTATCAAATCTAATATTTTTAGTATTTCTATTATCAATAATACCTAAATAGCATAATCTAACTTCTGCTGCTTTTTTAGACACATTAAATTTTTCTGCCGTTCTTCTTATTAATAAGTCATTATATATTTCTCTATTTCCAAAACTCATGAAAGCTAAATAATCTTTAAGTTCATCATCTTCACAATACTTTTTGACCATTGATTTTGGCATTAATATTGCACCTGCAAAATAATTAGCTTGCCATTCCATTGTAGACTCATCATTCCATCTAGACTCACTATTATACTTTCCTTCTATACTAACTGTTCTACATTGAATATTTGTGTTTTGCATATCAAAAATTATCACCATTTGATTAATATCTCTCATAAATTTTCTTCTGTGTAGTATCCAATGACCTGCTTCATGCATTGCTGTAAATCTATATCTTCCTTCTTGTCCATCTTCTAATAATGATGAATCTATAATAATTGTTCCTTGCTTAGCAGTAATATATTCTGCCCTCTTTGTAAATTCATCATATATTACAATTTTTTTATTGTCTTCAAATACAATCATTCCAAGATATACACCACAATGTGATAAATACTTAAAATCTTGTGTTAATTCTAAGTAATCTGTTATAAATCGATCTTCATCAATAGGTTGAGGTGTTTCCAAGGTTTGTGGACAAAACTCCATCAGACACCTTTCTGCAATGTTGTCAATTTCAATTTTACTTAATATAGGGACACCGTTTGATTTTGTTCTGAAATTTGGAATGTACAT